TGATATTGCCATTTTTATATATTGTTATAATCACTGGCCCTAATTAAAGGGCCGTGATCATTAGTTGTTAGTTTATTCTTTTTTGAATTGACTTGTAAACTTCAACACCTTCATCTGTTTTTAACCACGCAGCAAAAGCTGAGTAAGGGTTTTCGTCAAAAGGTACTTCCATTAGTTTTCTATCAGTTGAGCCCCAAGTAAATCTTCTTTGGTCTTGTGATAATTTTATAACACCCATCTCATTAGCTTTAATAGCTAAGTTTCTAAGTATTACATTTTCATCATTTACAAGATCTAAGAACAATAATGGGTTGTTTTTTGCAAATAGATATAAATCTCTTTTTAATTCTGCAGAACTCATTTTATCAACTGAAGAACCTTTTTCAACTCTTAGTATTGCTTCAGCTTGATCAATATCAATTGAAACAGCTGTGTTTAAAGCTTCCATTTCAGTTTCTATACTTACAAGATCTTCTTTAGCTTCAGCTACTTCATCTTTTTCAAAGTAAGCATATTCTTTTTTAGGGTGATACAAAGATAATAATTTTTGTAACGCTTGGTTTCTTTTTGAAACAAATAAACCTCCGTTTTCAAATATAATATGTTCTAGTATTGCGTTGTCATCTTGTTCATCAACAAAGACAGACTCTTGATTACTAGCATATCTCATTTCTCTATTAATACCTTTTTCTTCGTCCCACCATAATAAAGGTTTTTTTCTTGTAGATTTAGACTGTAAAACATAGGTTAGAGGATTACCTCTACCTTTTAATAAATACATTCTGTCTTTAATTTCCCATTTAGGGCCTTGAGATTCTACTGCCTCAACTTTTTGTTTTTTAGCCTTTTTAGGCTTTTGAACTTTCGTTTCCATAATATAATATAATTAAATAGTTAAAAAATAAAGGGCTAGGCGCCGAAGCGCCTATTCCTTTAATTATTGATTGACTTATGAGTCATGTGTTATTGCACATCCTGTGATATCTGAATCAGCAAATACTGAATTCAAAGCGTCACAAACAACGATAAGACCGCTATTGTCATCAAAACTTGCAGCGTTAATAGCTTTAGTAATTGATTCGATAACTTTCTTATGTTTTGCAGCAGTAATCACCAAGCTAACTGTATCAACTTCAGTTGTTGCGCCAGGTCCTGTAACAGCAGATACAAACTTCATTGCTACTGAAACAGCATCACTTGCATCAACACTAAATCCTAAAAAAGAACTTAGAGGATAACAAGCCATGTCAGCGGCAGCATCGATAGTGTCTCCATCTGTAAAAAATAAATATTTATCCATTTTGTTTAGTTTTTAAAGGTTATTAATTATGATTCTTTTAACATTACAAAGTTATTAGCACCTTGTACTACTAAACATCTTTCAGATAAATAGTGAACCTCCATGATGTCATCTCCAATATAAGAAGCAGAACCTACAGAACCAGTAACCCAAGATTTCATTCTTCTGTCATCAGTTTGTGAAGCTCTATATCTTACATGTAAGAAAGGTCTTTTAATGTTTTTACCCATTGATTGGTCATAAACACTAGAAGTACCAGCAGGAACTAAAATTCCAGAAACATCTCCGAAACCACCTCTACCAGCAGCATCATTTAGGTATTTCCAGTCAGACTTATAGAAGTCATAAGAACCTCTTCTAAATCCAGAGAAACCTAAATTAAGCGCCATGTCAGCACTGTTAGAAAATACTCCAAAAGAAGCACCACCTTGGTAATTAGCGTTTAACCCAGCAACCATATCATCGATTGTAAGAGCTAAAGATCTATTTACGTAAAGCATGTTTTCTTCAATTGCACCTTGCTTGTCAAGATTTTTAAGAACTAAATCAAAGTCAGCTAAAGAAGCTAAATCTTCAAAAATATTTCCTCTTGAAGATACAGCAGCAAACAAACCTTCAGAACCGTTGATGTTAGTGACGTCGTCAGCAACACCAGAAGAAGTTTCAGTAAGTTCAGCTTCAATCATCATAGACTCTAGGTAATCTTCAAATCTTAATCTAGTTTCACCAGCAGATTTTAAGTACCAAGAATATCCTGAAGCACCGCTTTCGTCAGTAGTTTCAACCCAACCAATTTGAGCAGTATCAGAACCATCAATCTTAAAGTGATCTTTAATAATTAAAGGTCTGTTGTTATACTGAGTAAATTGAGGCTTAAGCTCACCTGACATAGAAGCAGAACCTTTAGCAAATTCAGAACCGTAAACGAATATGTTTACTTTATCAGCATCAGCAAAAGTTTGATCTCCAGATGCAGAAGAGTTAAGTTCAGCTTGAGTATAAGGTTTAAGGTTAAAAGTTTGACCACTTACAGCAGAAACGTAGCACTTAAGAGTTTTAAGTCCAGTTGCAGCATCAGTAATTAACGCTGTGTTACCTACTCTCATAGAGTTACTTAAAGCACTTCCTAAGGTACAAAGACCAGCAGATGCAGTAGTAACAACTACAGTTGAGTTAGCAGTAACGTCATCATTTCTATAAGCAATATGTAATCTGTTTTGCTCAGACCAAATTACTTGATCAGAACTCATAGGCATTTCAGCCCCTACCATTTGTAAAAATCCACTAATTGAACGATTTCCGTATCTTTCGATTTCTTGTTCGTACAATTCTGGTAGATATTGTTGCGCCCAACCAGCTGTACTTGATGATGTAAAATCAATATAATTTTGATCACTTACAGTAGGAGAAGGCATAGGAGATAGAGAGTATGAACCCGCTAATCCTAAAGACGTATTAAATCCCATTTTGTTTTAATTTTAAGTTGTTATTTATTTCTAATTTTAAATTTCAAACCAGAACTATTATCACCATCTAACACTTTAAACTTTAAACCACCAGCATTAATAGAAGGTGCAGCTGTTTTTCTAGGAGACATATCAATGTTTTTAGCACTAATACTACTCTCTTTTATTGCATCTGCTTTACCTTGATCGTAGAAATGTTTAACAATTCTGTCGATATTTTTACCAGCATATAAAGCTTTGTGGTATCCTTTTGCATCTTGCATCATATTATTATCGTCAAGAAACTCTCTTACGAAATTACTTATGTCGCTTTGATAACTTTTAACATCTTGAACATTGTTTACGTTATATCTATAAGTTTTATCTCCAACATTAAAATCAAAACCTTTGAAGTTATTGTTAAAAACATTATCAGTAGATTTTTGAAAACGCTCTAGTTGTTGTTTTTGAATCTCACTATTAGTAGTTTGTTCTTGTTTGTATTTATTGTAAAAGTCTACCGCCTCTTTCTGCTCGCTGGTCAACTTAGAACCCAACTTGACTTCTTTGTAATACTGATCCTTTAGGCCAGTAAGATGCTTTCGAGCTTTTACAATTTCTTCTTTGAAAGCCAATTTTTTCTTTTTTATATCTCTTGGCTCATCAATTTCCTCATCAAACTGAAAGTTATCTTCAATTAAGAAGTTTATTTCTTCCATGTTTAAATGTGGTTTAGTATTTTTATAGTACTCCATTAATAGAGCACTGTCATCTATATCTGAATAATCAGCGTTTAATCTAGCGTAATCTTGTAAACTACCACCTGTATCTTCCATAAACTTAACTAGATCTTGTAAGTTTTCTGGAACTACAACTTGTGGTTCTTGTTTAACTTCAGGAGTAGGTTCCTCTACAACTAAATTTTCTTGTTGTTTTTCTTCTTCGGCTAATTGTTCTTGTGAAACTTCTTCAAGTATTACCTCTTCTTTTTCTTTAGCTTCTTCGGCAGGCTTTTCAGCTTGCTCTTTTTTGTTTTCTTCAGAAACTTCTTTGCCAGCGTCGGATTCGTCGCGTACAGAAACCTCATCTGTGCTTTGCTCTTGAACGGGCTCATTTTTCTTTTTTAATTTAATCTTAAAATCTCCGCCTTCTTCAACAACTCTGTGTTGAACTTTAGGCGCCTCTTGTTTTTGTTCCTCAACGTTTTGTTCAACAGCTACTTGTTCTGTTTTAACTTCTTGAAGAACTTCTTCTTGTTTTTCAGCGTTTGCCATAATAAAATATTATATAATTAGTAAATTACCTAGGTTCAAATTGTTCTAGGCCAAAACCTTCTAAATTATCAAATCCAGCAGATTCAAAGTTTTTAGGAGCTTTATCTTTTTTTCTTTGATCAATCAACTCGCTTTGTTGAGTTGCTTGTATCTTAGTTCTTTCGTCTTTACGATCTTCTTTTTGTTTTTCTCTTTCTTTTAAAACATTCGACTCAGCTTGTCTCAGCTGCAAGTTCATGTTAAATTCTATTTCCATAAGCTCTTTTTTAAGTTGAGCTTCTCTTTCAAGTTTTTGCATTTCAAGTTGTGACTTAACTTGTAGCATCTGAGATTCAGTTTGCGCTAATGCTTGTTGTTTTTGCATTTCAGCAGCAGCAGCTCTTTCAGAAGCGGCAGCGTTAGCTTGTGCTTGAGCTTGTATGTTTTGTTGAGCTATTTGTTGATCTAAAGCTTGTTTCTTTTTTCTTCTTATTTTAAGTAGTTGATTAGCTAGTTTTATATTTCTAACTTCTCTAACATCAATAGCATCTTCTAAATTTATACTGTTTTGCTGTAAAGCCACTTGTATATTATTTTCTAGTCTTTGTTTTTCTTCTTCATCAGGCGCTAGTTCTAAGAATATACCAAAATCGTGTAAATGTAAGCTAGCCATTTCTTCTAATGTACCAACATTAAATTTACCTAATGATTTTATAAATGATTCTTTTGTTGGTGAATATTCTATAACATCTGATATTCTCATAGCTATGCACTCCGCAGTAGATAAAGTTATGTATAAACTAGACTGTAATAAATGTCTTGTAGCTGTATTACTATTAGCAGCTGCTAACTTTTGTATACCAACTAATGCGTTTTTATCTGGCATACTGCCATCTCTAGCTTCATTTAATCCAGTTACATCACGCATCATTTGTAAATAGTAATTATAAGTTTGTATTAAACTTTGTATCTTACCACCTTTAGAACTAGTGTTTAATTCTTGAATAGGTCTATTACCTCTATTCATATCACCATCTTGTGTCATTGATCTACCTATAACAGAACCTGTTTGGAAAAACATATTTAATGCTTCTGCGGGATTATAATTAGTACCATTACCAAGATCTATTTCAGCTAAAGCATCTGCATCTAAATAAACACCATCTGGTACCATTTTAGACATTACTTGTTGAAGCTTTAAATGAGTTATCTGTATCATGTCAGCAAAACCAGTTATACGGCTTACTAAACTTTCGATACGACCTTCATACATTTTAGGAGCACATATACTATAGCTCATAACAGCTTTTGTTGTATCTGCCTTAGGTCTTATCATGTTCTTTTTTAATTCCCATTTAAGAATTTTATCATAACCACTACCTAATATTTTAGCTCCTTCATATATAACTTCTATTACTCTTTCAACTTTTTCAAAGTCTTCATTTTTAGGTGGATCAAAGCTACTATCTTTTTTTATAGCTCTACTACCACCTGTAGAAGTTTTCTTAACCTTATATACTTCACTCATATAAGTTTTGTATTCAAAATATAAAATACTTATAGAGTTGTTTTCGTCGTTCTTTTTATTATAACTAGTTTTGTTTGAATAAGAGCTACTACTAGTTATATATTGTTCTAGTTCTTCATCTGTTATTTCAGGAAACTCTTTTTTAAGCTCATTAGCATAAACTTGTTTTACTTCACCAACATAGTATATATCATCAAAATAAGGTGAGTCAGTGTAAGAATAAACTAAATTAGCTGGATCTACATACTCAATTTTAATACCTTCTGATTTATTAAAAGAGTTTTTAACAGCACCAATACCTAATACAACTAAATCATTATTTACTCTTTTAGATAAATACTCGTATTTGTTTTTATCAAAAATACTATTTATAGCTTCTTCTTCTGCTATTTCAATGCTTTGCTTATAATCAAGTTGCATGTGCAACTCTAGCTCTTCACTAGTTTCAGGTAGTTTTGTTTGATCTGTCTTATACATATCAATACCAAACTGACTAGCTACTTGATCATTAAAACCTTTTGCTTGCATGTCTGAAACTATATTACTAACGTAATCAGTTCTTTCTTTAATAGCAGCTGGATCTTGTGAGTATGCTTTAATATCATAAGATCTATCAGCCATACCGTTAACAACTATATCTACAAACTTTGGTATAATTGGAACTGGCTTCCAGTCTAAATTAAGATAAGACAAATCACCATTAATAGATAATTCATCTTTATATTTTTTAATTGACTGCTCACCTCTTGAATATAGTCTCAATGAGTGAAAAGATTGTTTGTATGTATTATATCTGTTAGAGTTGTCATTTTTATTAAACCACTCGTGCTCTATAGCAGAACCTACTCTAGAGCCATATTCTAAACTCATCTTCTCCACATCGCTAACAGCTTGACTAGGGAAATAGGTTTTTATACCTTTTTTAATCATCTTTATATTATTTGTGATCTTACACCTTTATTATCGTATCTTTTAATACCAAGATCTATTGATTTTATTTTTCTTTCTTGAGTTGGTTTATATAGGTTTTTATTACAAGCCATCAAAGCTAAACCAGAACTTATTGACGCATCAAATTTAGTTCTATTGTTTATATCAAATTTAGCCCAGTCTTCTAACGTTCTTTGAAAATACATATCACCGTAACTATCACTCAATTGTCCTACATAGTTTTCAATATAACTTTCTATAGCAGCAGCGTGTGCTTGCT